CTATACTTTACCATGGTACAGGTTAGTACTGAATGATGGTCTTGATGACCAGACAAGTATTAAGTTTAACTTTTTACTGTCTGGCGTTACTGGAAGTCCAGAAGGTTCTACATTAACAGAATCTTTTGTTACTGGTATTGGTAGAGACCCATCTGGTGTTACTGGTGTTTAGTAATAGATAGTTAATAAATTATAAGGGGTCTTCGGGCCCCTTATAAGGAGATAAAATGGTAAAGAAAATTTATAGTAACAGTATAGGAAATAAACATAATTCTAAGGTCAAACCAGACACTAGAAGAAAATATAATAGTAAAGTTAAAAGGAAAAAATGATAGCACCAATTGATAAGATTAAAAGCTTAACAACAGATGATGTTCAAAATCTTTTTGGTGATGATATTTTAAACAGTTGTTTTGAAGAAGCTTACAAATTTATAAATTCACTAATCTCAGATAATCATTGTTATGAAGCATTAGTTGCTACTGATTTACCATCTACAAGATACAGAATAGATACTGCTGTTGGAGTTGGTCTTACTAAGGGTTGGAATGATGACCAATTTTTAAGAAATAGAAGAATATTATATGTAAATAGAAGAATACTAGATAGTTCTCCTGATATTCATATTGAAGCTAGTAAAATAGACCCAAATAATTCTAAAACAAGTACAACTGTTAGTGGTAGTATTTATTATGAAGACGACCCTTATGCTCCTAAATATTATTCCACCAATGAAGGTAAGTTACAAATAATACCTCTTGATACTTCAGCAAATCCTGTTGCTGAGGTTTATTTTTTAACATACCCTGTTTTTGGAGAAAATGATATATACAATGATACTCATAAATTAGAACTTCATAATTTTGCAAGTATAAGTAAAACTTCAGAGCACATGCTATTTTACGGTGTTCCTAAACAAGCTAAAGAACTTATTTATTTACAAATGGCATTAAATTTAATCCAATATTATATGTCTAATTTTGTACATGATGATGAAGATACTGAACTTAGTGCTTTATTGGCTAGTCAAGTAGCTGCTTTAGATAGAGATAGAAAAGAACAACTACAGTTTGTAGTAACTAGTTTTGGTACTGGTAATATGGGAGGTGTAGAATGACTAAATTACAAATAAAAGAATTGTTAAAACAACATCATCCACATTTATCTTCAAAGTTATCTGATATGTACATTGAATTATCTGCTAATACAATAGCTCAAGATTCAGGTATAATAAATAGAACATTTCTATTAAATTCTACAGCAGGAAAAAGATGGTATCCTTTAGACCCAATTATAACAAAGGTAGAAAAGGTTTATTTTAGAGATGTAAGAATTCCTAGATTAATAGGAGAACCTCTTATAGATGATGACGAAATTTATACACCTTCAGTAGGAGGTCAGTCACCTAATCCTTTAAGTACTCCTTCTGCTAATTTAAATAATAAAAGATTTTGGATGTTGAGTGATTACGACTTTGATATTACTGATTATGCTGAGGATTCAATAACAAGTAGTGATGGTAGACAATTAAGACTTGGTATAGTAGAAGGAGTTACTAATGCTGTAACAAGAGATGGAAAATCAACTAACTACCAATCTTGTTCAATAACAGAAGTTCATTCTATTAGAGTATATGCACAAGCAACTACTAATAAATTTGCATCTACTGATGATGCAACTAAACAAACAGTTGGCCCATTAAGAGATATTCCATTACAATTCCATGATGTTCTTTTAAGTGGAGCTATAGCTAGAGGCTATAAGGACCCTACTAATTTTAAATCAGATATGTATCAATTCTTTAATAATGAATTTGAAATGGGAGTAAAAAGAATGAAAAAATTTGCAAGGACAAAAACAGGAACAGGCTTTATAAGGCCACAGGATTTTTAAAAGGAGAATAAAATGGTAGCGAAATTATATAAAAGGGTTCCAGAGAAAGCTAAGAAAAGTAAGAGTCCTACTACTAGGCGTCAAAAGGTAGGGGGTATAAGAGCTGAGCAAAAGAGTACAGGTATAGTTGTTAAAACAGGTAAAACCTATAAAACTTTGGATTCTTATATGAATATTCCAATTACAGATAAACAAAAAAGGAGAAGATAATGTCAAGTTTCGGAAAAATAGTTGCTGGATACATATTCAATGACGAAATGAAAGCTAAAATGATTTCTAAAATGAATGCGAATATAGATATTCCATTTATCTCAGAAAAAACTGAAGCTAAAATCTTAGATGCTATCTGGGATAGTGTTGAAGATACAGTTAAAGAAGCATTGATTAAAGACTAATGATAGAAAAAATGTTTGTTTTACTTAATGACATAACTGATAAAGAAAAGGGAGATATAATTGAAAGAATCGGTATTGAAAGTAGTAAATCATATAAAACAAAGCCTAAAGAATGCCCTTCATGCAATAAAAAAGCTATTGCAGGTTTGGAAATAATAGGGACTTTTGATAATGAATTAATATGGCAATGTTTAAAATGTGGAGATAGATTTTTGAAATTAAGTAGGATAAAAACATTAAAACTTTTGGAGAGCGCGACCTCTGCTTGGACTAACCCAAATGATTGGGGTGAAATAGATAAATCACTAAACTAGGAGAGTCAATGGCAAAAGATAAGGGTGTAGTAAAGCGCGTTATTGTCACACCAGACAAACATGCTCCAATACACGATAAAGCTGCAGTAAACGTTGTAAAGAAAGCAATAGAAATAATTAAACCTGATGCTTATATAGATTTAGGAGATTTAGGTGAATGGCATAGTGTGTCTCATTGGCAATGGAAAACTAGGAAAAAACCGCCATTAGAGTACATTATACCTAGAATAGATAAAGATGTAAACGGTGTTAACGAGTTTCTTGACAATATAGATGAATCTTTAGATAAAGTAAACTGCAAAGAGAAATATCTATGCGGAGGCAATCATGACGAATGGTGTAATTCGTTTGTAAATGAGCATCCATACTTACCTCAATATAAGTTCGAAGTAAGCACTAAATTAAAAGAAAGAGGTTACAAGTATTATCCTAATAATTATGAACCTTCACAATGGTTAAAGATTGGAAAACTTCATTTTTATCATGGAGACCAGATAGGTGGTATGCATCATGCAAAAGCACATTTAAAATTAGGTGCTAACATAATGTACGGACACCATCATGGATTACAACAAGCCTCTGTAGTGCATATAGATGGACCTAAGTCTGCTTGGAGTTTAGGATGCTTGAAAGATATGAGTCCTGAAAAGAACAGATGGCTTCGTGGAAAAGCTAAAAATTGGGCACATGCATTTGCAGTAGTTGATTACTTTAGAGGAGGTTTATTTACAGTACACGTAGTACAAATAATAAATGGTAGAACCTCATTATGGGGGGAACTAATAGATGGGAATAAATAATGGATATACTAGCGATTATGGAACAATTTGGAATACCAGTAGCAGTAGCGATGGCGTTCGGATTTTTTATTTGGAAACAAAATCGATTCATCCAATCTACTCTTATGAGCGAACTAGACCAAGACTTCAAGAGGTTGGAAGGTATTATTATTAAGCTTATTGACCAACAAAAGTTAGTTCAGATGGAACAAAAAAAACTAAATGGAATATTTAAAGCACAGGTAGAGATAATGGCTAGATTAAGTGGAAATGGACTAAAAGATAAATTCCTAAGAATAATGGAAAAAGGTGGTATGAGCGATGATTGATAAAAAAGTATCTATAGGAACATTACTTACAATGATAACTGTTCTTGGTGGTGTAATTTATACTCATGGAGCATCAACTGAAAAAATGGGCAATATTGAAAAAGAACAGACTAATACTGTTAAAAGAGTAAAGGTAAATGAAGATAGTATTGTTGATTTAAAAGTAGGCCAAGCCAAGATTGAAACTAAATTAGATGATAGATTTAATAGATTAGAAGAGATACTAATGGATTTAGAATGATAGTATCTAAAATGATAATTAATTCAGTAGCAACTTATTTAACTAAACATTTTCAATTAGATAAGGTAATGAGTTACGTATTTGATGATAATGAATTAGATAAAAAGGTAAAGGAATTAGAAAAGAGGGTGGATTTATTAGAGCATACAGCTCATTCACCTAAAGATTTTAAATGTAATTATAAAGAAAATAAAGGGAAGGAGATAAGATATGGCTAGGTCTTATGGAACAGCCACATTAACATTAACTGTAACGGAGGCTATTACTTTAAATAGTAAAGACGAGGGACAGACGCATTCGCATACTATTGCTAGTGTATCAGATGTTTATAGAAGGACTTTAACAGCAAGTACTTCTACAGATACTAGTATAGTTACTTTTGCTTCAATATTTGGTGTGGGACAATTTGTTGTTGGAGATGTAAAATATTTAAGATTAACAAACCTTGATGATACTAATCATGCAGTATTCACATTTACAAATGAAAATTCAGATGAGTTTGCATTAAAGGTAGATAAAGGACAATCATTTATACTTTGTCCTGATTTAGCTGGAGGACTAGCAGATGTATTTGATGCTAACTACAAAGCAGTAGAATTTTCAGATGCAACATGTGATACATCAAGTGGAGCTTTTACAGTAACATGTAATGCGAGTGCTCAAATTAAAGTTGGACAACCTATAAGTGGAACAGGTGTTGATACAGGAGCAACTGTTGCTACTGTAAATACTCCTGGTGCAGTGACATCTTTTACTATGAGCGTAGTAGCGACTAGTAGTCAAACTAATACAACTGTATCATTTACACCAATTTTAAGTGATGTAACAAAAATTACAGCTAAAGCAGATACAGGTAGTGTTGATGTAGAAGTATTCATGGCATTGACTTAATAAATGTCTATACAAGTAAAAGAAGTACATAAGTTTGATAAGGGGATTCAAGGTAGTGTGTCTGAAACAGACATATCTCCTGAAGCAGCATCTTTATCTTTAAATATTGACCCTAATTCTGAATATGGTGCATTAAGAGGTATATATGGAGATAAAATATTATCTAATAATGGATGGGAACCACCTAGACATTCTACATGGTATATAGAATTTTTTACAGCTATTCCAGGAGGGATAGTACCTAGCAACTTTTTTGAAAAAAAGTACTTTGTAATAAATGCTTATGATAAGATATATTTACTTGTATTTTGTTTTGATGACAGTAAAGTCGAAATTAGACTTGGTGGAGATGCAGCAGATGGTTCTTTAGATAATAATATAGGATTGCATGCAGACTTATTCGCTAATGAAGCAGAATACGATAAAGCTAATGCTGATGATAGACTTTACAATGTAGTACCTATAATGCTTGAAAGTTATTTAACTAATAATGGTAACTTTATAAAAGTAGGAAGTTTAGCAGATGGTTTAAAGACTACTTTAGAAGAGTATACTTACCCTTCTGAAACTTTGCAAGCAGTAAGTGGATTTACTTCTTATTTTGTTTGTAATAGACCTAATATTTACAGTGAAGTTGGTGATTTAAATGATAATGGGGAATTAGCTATATACAGTAGATTTCTTGGTAATATAGGAACTCCTTTTCTTCCTACTGGAGAATTTCCAGTTGGTGGAATTATACCAGGTTGGCGTAATAGCGATGATATCGGCCTTTATTTACCAGACCATGAAAATTATGATAATCCTACTAGATTTATTCAAGGTAATGGATTTGCTCCTGGTCAATCATATGATGGGACAGATGGAACTGAAGAAACTATTTTTGATTTTATAAAAATAAAAGCATTTAATTCAAAAGGTTCTTATAATATATTAGGAATTACTAAATCACAACAAGTGCAACTTTTGGAAAATATAGGAGTTGGTTCAAGTTCTAGCCCAACAATTTTAGGTCCAATAACTATTTCAAGTGCAGATTCAATATCTATTGAGCAAAGAAATAAAAATTTATATATAGGAGCTGGTGATATAAAAGGCTCTGCAAGTTTATGGATGGGTTATGTTAGTAGAAGTCAATTAGGTAAAAATATAGAAGGTTATCAATTAGAAAAAGCTTCTTTAGACACATTATCTACGAGTACTAGTTCATTTGATTATGATAACATTGTTATTCCTACACTACATCATGGGCTAAATAATACTAATGGAGGACTAGCTGGAGCAGCTAGTTTATATTGTGATAAGGTAGAAGATACTAGTGATGTAGATAAATATAAAACTAATATAGATGCTAGTACTTTTCAAAGAAGTGTAAATGGCTGGGTAAGGCAGTGTATAAAAAATATTAGTGGAAGTAGTCCTAATGATTATGATAATTATATTGATTTTAAATTAGGTATGATTCTTAGAGTTAATTTAGGCGATGCATTAGTTGCTGGCGATATTGGTACATCTCCTACCTCAGGTTTATCGGCTTATAGTTATTTAAGAGAGTTAAAACAAATAGCAAAAGGAGACTTTACTATTTTAGAGGGCTCTGCTATCTCAGATGAAGGTAGTGTAGCAGGAAAAGGTGGTTCAGGAGAAGTATTGCATGATGGAGATTTATTCCAAATAGTTTTTGTTCCAGATGCTGGTCTTCTTGGTGCAACCTACATGAATGAGAATAATAGTAGCAATATGTTTAGATTAGCTTATGTAGGAAGTTTATTTGGAAAGGCAGATACTTCTGGTACAAACCATCCTTCTTATGGTAATTCTACAGATGCTTATTGCGGTATACCTGCTTATGGATACGCTCATATAGATGATGGAGAAAATCTTCATAGAATTAAATTAACTTCTAGGTCTGATGTAGATTTAGCAAATTTAGCATCTGGAAATAACGGTGTATCTTCTATAGCTACTGATTCTTCAGGAGTATTTGCTCCTATAAATATTCACAGAACAGATTCTATTAATTTAAGAACAGAATTAGGTGTATCAGATTTTGTTATAAGTACTATAGCTGAATGTAAAAGTTGTGACGGTGAAGGTAATTTTGGTGGAGATACAACTAATAAAAATTATTTTACAGGTCATGGTAAACTATGGATAGCAAATAAACATGAACATAATGCTATTTATTTGGTTGATGTTTCTAATTGGAATGAATACAATAAATTAAAACCTAGAATTAGTTTTAAAAGAGTTGAATTACAATTTTCAAGAATACACTCACATTTAATATCAGATGCAGATACTAATTATGGAAATGGGCTAATTAGATTATGGGAACAAAATACAGATTCTCCTAGTGACTATGAAACAGAACAAGGCTATTTTGCAGATTATAATTGGGACCCAGAACCCTTAAGCCAATATGTATCATCTATTTGCGAAACATATTCACATTTACCTCATTTAGGAGATGGAGCAGGTGGAGGAGATGTAAATGGTGACGGTAAATGGAGGGTTTGGGTTGAGTATAAAAAAGATAATGATGCAGCTCATACAAGATATGATTTATTTTTATTTAATTTTAGACCGCAAGAATGGACTGGAGTCGATTCAGATAGTGGAGATGATTTAGACGTTGGAAATTTAAGTGTATTTATGTTTGATAAAACTCCTCCATATCAAGAATGTCAAAAATCTAGTTTAAGTGATAATGCTTTTGGTGTATATTATAATGATACTACAAGAAAAACTATTTATTATCCTTTTGATAAGTTTGCAATAAAAGATGGTGCATTTCATGATAATGGTTTTTTTAGTCATGCTTTAATGCATAAAGATTTTGGAAGCCATCATATAATTCAAGCAAAACCTGGGTTTTATGGAAAACTACTTCATAATGAATCAGGAAACAATGATATTAATGCAGGAAATATTCAATTTAGAAATCCTTCAGGAGAACTTCATACTTTAAGAGCTGCATATTTCGAATGGTTTGCTGATTCATCAGATGACCAGTATAATGGAAATGTTGACTCAGGTATACACGGTATTCCAATAGCTAGGATTTATTTAGGTACTAATTTAGGATGGGTTATAGGTAATGGAAGGCAGTATAATCCAGTAAGACATACTTTAAAATCTTATTATAAAAAGTGGTATTTTACTGGTAACAGTATAGCAGATGTTTCTACTATACCTCATATAGAAGAAGATAATTATAAAGATTCTGGCAAAAAAACTTTTACAGCTCATGTAGTGTCTTCTTTTGGTAAGGTAAGTGGACACTTTGTAAGAGATGGAGGTTCTTTAATAAGTGGAAGAGAGACAGCAGGGGGACAATCTAATCCATTTGAGAGTAAAGATGAAACACAATGGTTTTCTGATTTAGAAGGAGAATTAGAGCATTATGATGACCAATATACAATGTTTACTTTACATGATTCTCCTGTTGCTATAGAGATATATGGTGCTGCCGATAATGCTTATGAAGTACAAGGAAAACCAATGTTAAGTGCTTCTGTAGAAACTATACAACGTCGTGAAAATAACATGGTAAGAAAATACCACAACGATACTGAAGCTGGTTTTATGGGAAATAGAACTGATG